ATCGTGTTTGCCACTGGCTTGAAAGAGATGATGACACTTCCATACTGAGGGGGAGAGGCATCTTCACCACCGTAGACAAAAACAGAAGAGAACCCAGAAAAGTTTGACTCAATCAAAGTTTTAAAATCTTCTCTTGTCACAGCCCTATTTTGCATGGAGTAAGACCTTGGTGCTAATCTTCTAATGCTATCAATTCCTTGTGGTAAAGCACCACCTGATGCATGACTTACGACATCCACCGTATTACCGTTGGCAAATCTGAAAGAGTTGACTCCAAGATCAGAATCAAAAATGCCAACGTTATTTGCAAGAGGACCGCTGGTGCTAAGATAACTAACTGTGACAACATTCCCTGCTGCAAGAGTAACACCAACAACTCCGTCACCAAAGTTTACAGAGTAGTTTCCGTTGTAGTCCTCCTCGACAAAATATGCTCGACTCCCGGCAGTCAGAGAGATAGCATCATTACCCTTCACCCAAGAATTTGTGATACCACTTGTATCTGTTGCAGACTCCTGAACGGTCACTTTGATGGTGGTGGTGTCAACAAACTTATCATCAATCTCAACTTTTTGATAATTTTCATTGTTTGGCACAACAATAGTTTTACTTTTTAACGCACCCTCTTTGACGGAGAGATTCGAAATGTGAGGTGTGGTTCCTCCACTATCAGCAGTGAGAGAAATAGTTGCACTTTCTAAGTTTACAAAATTGTAATTTCTACCATTTACAGTTGTTGAAAAAATATTACCAACAGGAAGAACGCTTGAGTAACCAGCAGTCGATCCAAGAATCACATTTACGGACGCTGTAGGGGCTGAGTAGGATCTAGGAGTGTAACCAAGTGCCTTTGCATGAGAAACCACGGACGCTCTTTTTTTCGCAGTGTCAAGAAACATTTCGTTTGCTGCAAAGTTATTGTAGATGCCTTGATAATATGTGATGTATGCCAAAGTGTCAATCAGAGTTGACATCGCTGATCCTTCAAAATCGTAGTCTGTGAACGTATCTGAATTTGAAAGATATGTTTTGATGTTTTGTCTGACAACATCAAAATCTACTGAGTTGACGCTAAGGTTTTTTGCTGGCATTATCTAAGCCTCTCTAATTTGAAACTGGTGGTAATTGGTCGTGGATCATTTTTTAATCTAAATGTCAACTTAACTCCATAGCGACTGTTTGCTTCATCAGGATAGACCAGTAGATCAAGAATAACTGCTCTATTTTCATACAAATTGATTGACCTGCGAATCGAGTCGGTAATTTTTACAGTTGTGATCGGATCAACTTGATCAAATAGTAAAGAACGAATTGATCCGCCAAAATCTGGATTGAATTTTTTCTCACCTGAAGAGGTAAGAAGAATATTTTTGATGGATCTAATCACAGCCTGTGCGTCAGTTTTTACCGACACATCTCCCGTTATGGGATTACGAACAAACTCCATGTCTAAATCTGTAAACCTACTCATATTTGTATGTATCAGATATTGAACACCTTGTCAGCGACTATTTTTCCAAAACAAGGATCGGCAAGCATCGCTAAAATTGAAAACCCAAAAGTTGCTTTGACAAGATATTCTGTTGCAGCCAATACCAATGCTCTTTCATTATTGATCAGTTCTTCCACTGCGGTTTTTGCCACCATGACATTATCATATGCATCAACCAGATCTTGCAAATTTTGGGTCGAGGCGTTTAGAAAACTAATATTTCCATTAGAGTCTCTGGGTAGAAGATTAAGTGCGGTTCTAAAATCACCCTCAAGTGCAGCGTTGATACCATTTGTAAGATCTGTACCCGGACCCAAGACACTACCAAAAAATTGACTATAATTGTCAAGCAATTCATCAGTGTTTGACAACGAATTTACAGTATTATTGAAACCAGCAGCCAAAGATTGGATGGCAGAGATGCCGGGCATATCAGAGACACCACCGTTTTGGTCAAACCCATCTTTTGTTAAAGAAACACCACTAAGAATGTCACTCTGCTCTTGCATGAAGTTTGCCGTATTAGTCACACGATCTGATAGACTTGTGATAAATTGTGCTGCTGTTGGATTCTCACCACCAAATAAAGATAAATCCACACCGGGGATCGGAGTTCCGAGTTGAGTTCCATCCAGTGTCATAAAAACTGATCCAACTGCATTATCAACTTCTGTGATGATTTTTCCAACCTCAGCACCAACAGCATTTAAAGCATTTTGCACTGGATTAATAAAAAGTTCTCCAGAGATTGCTTTATTGATAATATCAAGAGCCTCGTCTGAAATAGGAAGTGCCGGAATATCACAACCTGAAAGATCTATAAAATCCTGATTGATGAGTGGAGCAATATTGATACCCTCTGGAAAAGCACTCATGGTCCCACCACAACCGAAGTAGCACATGTGGTGTTATCCACCTTATCGAGTAAATTATTAATATCTGTTCCTCTTGTCATATTTAATCCTCCAACTAAGACTGATTGTGATCCCGTGATTATTTCACTAATAACTTTTTCGGGTGGATATGGTGAAACCATTGAACTAAGTCTTGAGGCTGGCTTGCCCTCAATCAAAACTGAGAGTTCACCAGTAAATATTTTACCAATGCCCTCCTTGCCGATTACATTAGTATCAACCGTAGCAGCAAATAAAGCCATCAGATTTCCACCCATGCGGATGTCACTCCGCTTGTGCTTCCGTCAGAAAGATAAACAAACAATCTTCCCGATCCAGTGTTCAACCAATATTGTCCGATGTTTGCAACCGGAGGCACGAAGTTGCCAACAAATTTTGCGTCTGTTTGATTTGACCCACGGATACCACTTAAAATATTATCAGTGGTTATCGCTGTTCCTGAATTGATTGAGTTTTCAAAAGTAATGCCGCTTGGCTCGATGATTGGTCGAGTTGTTTTGAAATACTTTACAAAATCATTTTCGATATTATTTGCTTCGTCCAAAACACTTTGATCTGTTAGTGGTCTGGTGGACTCAAGATTAAATTTGAAGGGTCTTCTTTCTTTGTTACTCTCATAAAAGGAGCGAAGATTTTCTATTTCATCATTTGTTAAGTCAGGATGAACTTTGTTGATTTCTGCGTTTGTCATCGGTCTATTGATACCATGACCACCTTGTGTGATCATTTCGATAAAGTGATATCTTGCGGTTTTATTTGGAAAGGATGTGTAAACAGAATATTCAGGCTCATCTTTGAATTCAAAAAAATCAAAGCCTTTCGCTAAAATTATTTTGATGGAGCGTTCACCGTTCGCTGTAAGATCAACCACATTTTGAAAAGTAGGCATACAAAAACTCCTTAATCACTATTCAACTTGATCGGAAAACCACGAATCGAAGTGCTTAGTCCAGTAATATTTATTTTACCCAAAGCATTCAAATCAAAATCACCCAGCACAGAAATGGACAAATCATCTGATGCAGTCAGTCGAACGTTACCGTTTAAAATTAAACTTGTGTCACCATCAACTTGTACGTTTGCATTACCCTTGATGTGAACATCGTCATCACCTAGAATCGCTGTATAGTTTCTATTTACAACTTTTAATACTCTTTCGCCATCAGGTCCAAACTCCTCAAAAGTTCCGCTTCTGTGTTGAGTGTGTATTCTTTCCGCACCGGGAGTGTCATCAAACTCTTGAACGTGACCACTTTCCGTGAACCTTACATGATTGAATGGATACTCAGCGTCATATCTTGGTGCAGGCTCAGAGATTGATGCAAATGTAAACATCGACCCAAAATGTTGAGCCATTTCATCAAGATTTTGTTGTCTGTTGATAATTGGCAAACCACTATCACCTGACGCTAAAGTGTTTGTATCAGAGAAAACGTTTGGACCCTCTTTCAAAGGATACTTTCCGGTTGGATCTCTAAAACCACTATCATCATCATTCAGAGGAACACTCTCACCACCAATTGATCCTAAAATTACTGGCAGTTGTGCGTTCTCACCATCTCTGAAAAATCCAAAAACCCATGTGCCTTCAACAAGCCCAAGAGGTGTCGTGCCGATACCATTCATCGCTGCCGATGTAATTGGCTGAACTGGATGCGCCCAAGGTAAGTCTTGTGTTGGGAGATCAACTTTATTTTCTGTATGATATCCAAGACAACGAACTCGTACTCTACCCAATTGTTTAGGGTCGTTCCTATCTTCTACCACACCTTGCCACCAATGAAATTCATTTAACATTAAGCACCCACTCCCTCACTTGGTTGTAACTGAACTGTTGAAGATTCAGTTGTTTTGAAATTTTTACTTAAACCAAGTTTCATTCTATGACTTTTTGTAATAAAGTCAATCACATGTGTAACCGAGTCAACCAAGTATGTGGTTGATAACTGCTTGTCGGAAGAATTATCTTGAGAGGCAGTCGCAGGTGGTATAAGAATTTGCACAGTATTACCGGCTTCAATAAAATGCATACCAGAAGTGTTTACTTCCATGTAAGTATCCATGGATAATGCCTTCTCACTATGAACCAGTTGTTGAACATCCGCGTGTCCGAAGTTCCGTTCATCTATTTCTCTACTAAACCTTGACTTATTAAATCTACCCGAGGCTATGTCTTTTGTAAAAACTTTATGCACCCCATCACTTACCTCAGTGAATCTTGGAGAAATTTTGTTAGGATTGATGACAGGGTATCTACCGCTGATATTTCCCACATATCCCCTATTGTATGAAAAGTTACTTTTATAGTAAGTCTTATTTGTAATATCATAAACGTACATTGTTGACTGAAAAGCACCATCTCGGATTTGCATCGATCTTTTATGTGAGCCACCAATTTCGAAATCATCCATGTCGTAAATGTTCATAATTGGTCCGGGGTTGTATTGCGAATTGTATTGTGCATCGACTTGACTTTTTGTTAAAAG